GAACGCAGCAGTGTTGGTTGCTGAGTTGAAGAAGGTGTTGAGGTTTGGAACACCGCCGGTGCGTGAGTTCGAGTAACCCGTGATTTGACGGATCTGAACTGCCTGACCCTGAGCCTGACGGCGAGGGATGGAGTTGCGCAGAGGGGTCATTACAGGTACGAGGAACTCAATGCTTTCCTGCAGGTCGAAAGGTGTGAAACCTACGTTGCCGGGGTTGTAGTTAAGAGGGCTGGTGTTTGACCAGTTCTTTTCTACGTCGCCTGCAAGTGACTTGCTGAACAATGCGATGGTTTCTTCTGAAGCACCCGACTTGGTGAGTGCATCAATAGCGGTAGCAGCAGGAGTAGCCGTCTTAACGACACCCTCTGTCTTTGAGAACGAAAGGCCGCCGACTGACTTCAGTGCGAGGTTTTCGTTAATCTTTGCGCTCATGGATGACTTGTATGCCTCAAAACGTGCAAGACGCTGTGATGCTGGCAAGCCACCAAAAAGCTGGTCAACTGATGGAGTTGAAAGAGCCATTATGGTTTCCTTAAATTAGGGGGTTAGTTGTTTTCCAGTGCAGCGAGTTCCGCTTCGAGGCGGTCTGCTTTCTGGTTGTAAAGCTCACGAAGTGCTGCGTCTGCCGTAGCGCTTTTGGCGCTCTCTCGGGCTTGCTTTGCTTCAAGTCGCAACTTGGCAGTCTTGGAGATTGTCTCTCCTCGCTTGTCAGGTCGCATGAGTGAAATGTCACTCGGAGCCGCAAAGTTCTTAACAATGTCCATCTCAGCCTTTAGCAGTTCGAGCTGCTCTATCGCTTCGCTGTGCGCTGTCTTGATTGCGGTCAATTCATCGTCCACGCCAAGAGCCTTGCGGATCTCTGCCTTGAACTCAGACTTAATTTCGTCAGTAGCGTCTGATGCGCCTACTGCCTTTACGAGGTCGGCTGAAACGCCTAGACCAATGTATGCCATGTCATCTCCTGTGGAGTCGTTATCCCAACCTGTGAAGGGAGCTGATGTTTCATTCTCTGATGCTTCGCCCGTCCACCAGTCAAGGAAGATTGAGAGCGAGCAAAGGAGTTCCTGTACGTCGCAGATTTCGTTTTCGTCGCCTGCGAGCATTTCGTCGAGTTCAGCCTTGATGAGCGAGATAAGCCCGGCACGAACTGCTGAAAGTTCGGCTGGGTCGTGTTCCATGTCATCGGCCTTAACCAAGTCTGCGTCTGCACCCTTCCAGTTTTCTGGGATGAGGTCTTCCTTGCCGAGAGCTTCGGCACGAGCCTTGATGTGAGCCTTCGCCTTCGCTGGGTCTTTGGCACGGCCAAAAGCCTGAATAGCGTTCTTTAGATCCTTGACGGTCTTGATTGGGAATGAACCGTCTGGGAGTGCTTGACCCTTGTCGGCCATAGCGTCACGCTCGTCGTCGGAGTAGTCCTTCTTGGCTACTTCAGCGTCAGTTGATTTTCCGTCAGCGAGTGGGTCGTTCATGAGTTCTCCTGCGAGTGCTGGGTTTGATGTTGCTGGAAGGGTTGGTACGTTCTCCGAGTCGAGTGATGAAGCCTTACCCGAACCGTCACAAGCCTCGCATGGGTGCATTGCTGAACCCTGATCTACGCCGGTGTGGACTTCGCCAGTGCCGTTGCAGGCTGGGCAAGGTAGGTAGTAGCCACCGACTTCTTGCTCTGGTGCGTTAGTCATGTCATTCTCCTGTAGTTCGACGCTCTTGGTCATTACGCCGTTCACCGACTTGGCGAGTTCGAGCGAGCAGGCTGGGTTGGCTGGACGGTCAACGACTGAAACCTCAACGATGGTTCCACCCTTGATTACGCCGTGAGGCGCACGAGGGTCGTTCATGTCAACGTATGCGCCCTTGATGCCAACGCTGAAGCCGGTGTAAACACCTTCTTCGAGCTTCATGGCGGCAACGGGGTCAACAATCTTTGCGCCAATTTCAAAGCCAGTTCCCTTAGCGGCCATTGACGTAGCCTTACCTACTGCCTTAGAACCGTCGTGCTGTTCCCGGATGTTGCCAATCTCGAACCACTTAGGCATAGCCGTCTTAAGCCATTCAGGGTCGCAGATTTGCTGGTCGAGGTCGAGCGTGTCGTCGGTTGCTAATCCCTTAACAACAAGGAAGCCCTTGTCATCTCGTGACTTTTCTAGGCCACCGAAGTAGGCGTAGGTAATTTCTGACATTGGTTAGTCTCCTGTTGAGTCTGATGAGCCGTTATCGCTCGGGTAAATGAACATGGCGTTGCACTTGCAACTTGGGTGGTCAGGCGGTGTTAATTCTGAAATGTCGTGAGGGTTGGCACTCGCCAATTCCTCGCACTCGGGGCAGGGGTCTGAGTCGGTAATCCAGTCAAACCCTGTAGCACCGTTTGCACTAGCAACGTCTTGAGCTGCGAGTTGGTAGCCTCGGTTGGTTTCCGTCTCTGCGATAATCAAGGCTCGGGCTGGGTCGTTGATAATGTCATTGACTGCCGAAGCGATGGTCATGTGAGCGTCACCGTTGGCCACGCCATCCCGGATTGCTGTGTAGATCCGATTCTGGGTGGTGTCGTTGATACCCTTGATGGTGTAGCCAGCTCGTTGAATTAACTGCTGTGAACGCTCACCGAGGATTGCGTCTGCTTCTACGTTGGCTGCTTCACGCTGGGAGCCTTCTTGCATGGCTACCGTGTAAAGGCTTTTGAGAGCATTAACGCTATCGGTTGAGTTGAAGTTGATGTAAGCGTCTACTGCCTGCCTTGCGGCGGCTGGTGCGTCAAGGGTTTCGCTAAGCTTGACTGCGTGGTCAATAGCGGTACTAACGCCGACTACGCTCCCGGCAAGTGCGACCTGAATGGCCTTCTTGTGCTTGTTGGCGAGGTAGGTAATCCTGTCCTCGTGGCCGGTGTCCTTCTTAGTAACTAAACCTTTTGGGGTATCAGTTATCTGCCCTTCGGCAAACTCAATAGCCCATGTTGCGAGCTTCTCTGGCATGGGACGTGCGCCCTTGACAATGAAGTAAGCCTCTTCGTTAAGCTTCTCGGCTACGCCTTCTTCAACGGTAACGAAGTCAAATGCTCGCCAGTTGCCACGCTTGTTACGGCTCTTGACGAACTGAGCAAAGTCACGCATCTCGTCGATGAACGCTGACTTGGCTTCTACCGGAGTTTCCTTCGGACTGCTTTCACTGACGGCCTCTGGGTTTTCTTTGCCCGTGTTGGCTTGCTCGTCTTTACCCGGGTTCGTTTGTGTGTCACTTGATGGCCCTGTCTGTCCTACGGTTTCGCCGGACTCGTTTGTTTCTAGTTGACCTCGCAAAAATATTGGCCCTTGCGGTGTCATTACAAAAGGTTCGTCTGCAGCTGGGTCGTCAAATAGTGGCATACCCAATTCACCACGAGCGTCGTTGACTGTCAACATTGACCCATTTATTGCTGTTGTAAGCGCCTTGTAGCGGTTCAGTTGATCCGTTGAACTGGTGTCGTTGGTGATGTTGAACGTGATGTTTTCGTCCATGCCGAGGTGCTGACGGCTGAGGTTGTTCACCATGTCTACGATGAAGTTAATCGTTGGTTTGGTTGAGACGGTCTCTGCTGACTGCGCTTCTCCGTCTGCTGCGCCCTTGCCACCACCAAGACCAGCACGAGCAACCACGCCGACCTGTGAAGGTGCGACACCGAAGATTGCGGCAATGCGCTTGGCGATGAACTCGTCATATTCCGACTTATACTTCTCGTCAACCTGCACGGTCTGTACGACCTTTGCACCACCGGGGAGCGAGCGAATCTGCTGACGGTTTTGGGTCATGCCCGAGTAGTAGTCGTTCAGGATGCGGTCATTGTCAGCCATCTGCCAAAGCTCAAGAGCCGAGTCAGTCTCCAAGAACATTGCTGGGGTTGAGCCAGCCTTGTATTCAGCTAGGAGCCACTCTTGGCGGTTGACGTAGAGGTCGGCAAAGGGGAGTGCCTGTTCGACTGCTGAGAAGCCGTACAACTGCTTAGTTTGGGGGTGTCCAATAAAGACTGAAAGCGAGTCGCTAGGGCGCACTGGGCCTTTTTGCTCAAGAGCGTTGAACTCGGCGTTTACTTCGTTGAGAGGGGAAGCGGTGAACTCGCCTCGGGGGTAGCCCCAAAGGATTTGCTGGTACGCCGGGAGTGGCCACTGGGGAACACGTCCCTTGTCGTCACGCAGAATCTTGATGGTGCTGGGGTCGATAATGTCGAAGCCAAAGCACTTACCACCGAGGTTGTAGTTGGGGTAGACAACCACTTCGTCGTAGACAAGGTAGTCCCACATGGCCTGAGCAATCCATGCTCGCCAGTTCTTGTATTCAAGGGGGAATGGGTTAGCCCACGCCTCGGTCATGTCAGCAATCTGCTTGCCGTAACGGTCACGAGCGATGTTCGCAGCTTTGGCATGTGAGCAGTTTTCCTCAGCCATGATTTCAGCAATGGCATCGTCGGATACCTCGAACGACCAGTCCATCTTCGTAATGTCGTCAATACGGATGGTAATGCAACGAGCGATAATGTCCACGCTACGAGCTGCCCAATTGAGTCGCTCAAAGGGAGCAGGCTCTTGGGTAATCATTAAGTTTTCAGCTACTTGGTACTGCGTGATGCGTGGTTCGGCTCGACCTGTAACGGGGTTAACTGGGTCAATCGCACCGGGGAAAAGTGGCGTACCGGGGTTGAAGGCTGCGCCGAACTGAGACTGTGGACGTGCCAGTGGGGTGGCGGCGACGACCTGCTGAGCCATTACTGGGATTCCGGTCTGCACTGGTGAACCCTGTAACTGCCCAGACTGCATCATGGCTGCCATTGGTGCGCCAGCCTTAGTCAGCTCCTCTACTACGCCCTTGACAATATCGGCTGTCTTGTCTTTTCGGCTAAAGAGAGCCACATCTACCTCGTTTGGAATTGGGGGAATCCGGCACTCTGCGATGATGCTCGCTGGAAGCCGATGGGATTAATCTGTTGAAAACAAACCTTGCAAGTCGTGTCGGTCTTGAGGTTTGCTGCGCCGCACTTGGGGCAGTTGGCGGTGGCGGTGGCGAAGGTTGAATCGAACTTGCTCACCTGTGACGTTAAAGCCGTGATGCCGTGAACGAAAGCGTCTAGGCGGTCTGGGGAGTCTCCGCTATCAGGGAGCCATGTGACCATCTGATCCTCAAGCTCGGCGTGTGTGCCAATGAACGAAATGCGCCCTTGCTCCATGAGCGAAGCGACGGGTTCTGCTCGGAGCCTTTTGCCGACCTTAGCGGTGATGCCGGTAATGCTCATGTGAGGGTTGACTTGTCGAAGGGTCATCTCAATGAAGTCGCCGCCTTGATTCTTTTCCACGATAACTCGGTCAGCGTGGTAGTCCTCGTAGGCTTGGTTTACACGATTTGACCAGCCGAGTGGGGTGTCTTTGCAACTGCGGTCTGCGATGACGTAATAACGCCCGTCAGCACCGATTCCGACCACTACAATTCCGGTCATGTCTGAACTTTCGCCAGACGTTACGGCTGGGTCAACTGCCACCACTACTCGGGTGAAGTCGCTGTAGAACTGCACTCGCTTTTCGTCAATCATGGTTTGCGTGAAGAGCGCACCGGGAGTGTCGAGTAGCAATTCCCCATAGAGCTCTTGGCGACCGAGGCGTGTTCCCTCGTATCGTGCTTTGAGTTCGGCTAGGGCTGCGGCTGAAAGGTTTTCAGCATTATCGAAGGTGGAACCACGAGTTACGACAACGCTGCCGTCTGTGCGGCTCATCCATTCTCGGATCAGTTTCGTTGGTCGAGGCGTAGTCGTGATGACTACCTGAGGGTTGCCGATACGCAAGGCAGGGGCAAGTCCTTCAGTCCAGATTTCTTCGTATCTAAATGACGAGGCTTCGTCTAACCATGCGCCACTGAGGTTTAATCCTCTGGCACGGTCAGGCTCGTCAGCTGATACA